CATTGATTTTTGTGCCGCCATAGCCCTTCTTGCCCGCGCCCTTCAGGTCCACCGTACCCAATGCGTGCTGACCGCACACAATCATCAGGTACACGTCCGCGTTCGCACCACCCGTGGACTTCACGTTCGCGCCGGCCAGCGCCGCGCCCGCATTGATGAGCGGCGTCAGCTGGGGCGTGGTGATGACACGCAGGTTTTCAATGGCACCGAACTCGTACTCGGACACGATTTTCTTCGCGCCGTACTCCGCTGTGGTGCGGAAGCCCGGCAGCATGCGAATGTCCGGGTGCATGTCGGTGTGGGTGAACGCGTAAAACGCCGCTTCGATGGGGTAGGTGTTCTCGTTCAGACCACCATGGTCCACCGTGGTGTAACGCATCGCCTTCGCAGCCAGCAGGGAACGCACCGCTTCCTGCAAGTCGCCAAGGGAGATAGGCGCCAACACCGTGGCGCGAGACGCAACGCCGCCAGAGTAGATGACGTTCGCTCCCTGTATGAAGGCAGCCCAGCCCACCGCTTCCTTGATGTTGGCAACGAGGTCGCCAAGCACGTCGGAAGAATCGCGGATTGCGTTGTCTTCACCCAGTTCGCGCATGCGGGACGTGATTTCGTAGACCTCGACGTACTCACCGAGGGTGCCGAACACGTCTTCGTAGGCGACAGCGCGGGACGCCGGAGTCACACCTTCGGTCACCGTGGTGGTGCTGACGATGGCGTTGACCGCACGACGGAACGCGATGGTTTCCGCCTTGTTGGCAGGGATGTTCTTCTTGTCGCATGCGAGGTCCAGCACCAGCTGGGGCCGTGCACGTTCCAGAAGGTCAAGTTCGGCATAGACATTCGTACGGTTACCCGGGCCAGTCAGCGCACCGCCGTAGTTGCCTGTGCCGCCATAATGTCTTGCTAAGGTAGGCATCTGCCTATTCCTCCATTATCGACGGTTGGACTCACGTTGCAGGCGTAGCCGTCTCTCAACTTCCGCGTTCCAGATTTCCTCTTCCGACATGAACTGGCCGGGGTCCCCGTTGGGGGCACCAATACCAGCTTGCTGTGGGTCCAAGGAAGGGGCGGAACGAATCTGTTGCCGGCGCACCCGCGTCTGCTGCGCAACGTCAATCCCGGGCTGGGGTTGCTGCAAGTCTCCCCCTTGGGAAAACTGCTGGGCTATGTAGGCATCAGCCTTGTATCGGTCCAGAACCCAGATGCAGTGGTCGGCCCGTGGAGAGTCGGCGAACTGAGCAATCTCAGCCGGCTGCGCCTGCAGCCAATCGGCGAATTCTCGTGATGGGCGTACCGTGGCCCAGTCGGGGTGTGCATCCGACAACCGGGCCAATTCCTGCGTCCGTCTCTGGCTGAAAGAAGACTGCTGTACTTCCTGCAACCCCCGCGAAACCCCCTCCAGTTGCCGCTGCAAGTAGGTGAGGTTCTGGGTCTGACGTGCAAACACCGCTTCAAGTGCCTTGGCTTCGTCAGGGAACGCGTCTTGGAATTCCTTGAATTCCGCGACATCCGCTAACTTGAAAGCACCCGGCGGTGACTGACCAACTTGGGCGTTACCCGAGTTCGCGCCTTGTGCGGGTTGCTGCGCCGGTACTGCCGTCGCTGTAAGCCGCCCGCGAAGTCGGGCATTTTCCTGTTGGACTGGAGCCAGCCTGCCGTGGAGAGCTGTGTACTGTCCACGTAGGTTGGTTAATTCGTTGGCTACCTGATTGAGATGGGCCTTGGCCTCATCAGGAAGATTCTTCACCCATTCAGGTTCCGCAGCTACTGCGGCCGTGGGTGCTTGGGCTGGGGGGGTTTCAGGAGCGGGCTGCTCTTGACCACCTTCCGGTGGAGCGCCGTACTCAGGCTGACCGGGTTCATCCCCGGGGTTCTCTTCCCCACCGTTGTCAGGCCCGTACTTGTCGTTGAACGCCTGTTCAAACATGTCCTCGTCGGACAGGAAACTTTCGTCCTCGGGTACCACTCCCTCGGCAGGGTCGCGAGCGGCGGCATTATTCGGCTGTGGCATCAGGTTCCTCGTCACCTAAAATCATGTTTCGTACTTGGCGTAATGCCTTTATCTTGCCCCGGGAAATGTCGTACTCCGAGGGGGTCTTGCCTATCCGTTCAAGGGCCACGTGAAGCCGAGTTATTTCTGAGTCGATGGTGTCCAGAAACTTGGCCACTGCCGGCGAATTGCGGTCGAGCATACTACCTTATCCTCTTGTTGTCAGCCGTCATGTGGGGTCAGAACGAGTCATACCCCTTGCTGGCGTTCTTGGTCCTCAACTCCTCCCGGTACTGGTCCAGACGCAACCGGGCAGCATCGAAGTAATCCTTGCTGGCCTGCTGGGAGTTGGTCACCTGAAGGTCGGCCAGCATCTGTTCACGCTCGCTGGAAACCTGCTTGTTCATTTGCTCATAGGCGATGCCTTCCTTGCTGGCAATCTCCATCAGCCGGGTCTCGCGGTCAATCAACGCCAGCTGCAGCTTCAAATCTCGGTCGTTTTGCTTGTCGCGCATCTCGGCATAGCGCAGCTCCAACGCCATCACCTCGGAGTGGTCAACAATGTCCATGGACTGGCCCTGCTGGGCTTCAATCATCATGGCCTGCGCCCGCAAATTATCCGCCTCAGCCCGCGCCGTGGCTGCCTGCGCCTGCGCGTTCTTCAGGTTGACCTCGGCTTCCTGCAGGGGGTCGGGCTGTTGGTTGGCCTTCTCAGCCGCCGCTTCCTCTGGCGACTTGACCAGCGTTTCCACCGGCACGTCCAAGAAATTCAGGTACAACCGGTACACGTCGTTCATGTTCAGTTCCATGCGCAGCTCGGGGTCGCTGGCCGCCATCTGCATGAGCAACTGAACGTGCTGGGCTTGCGTGTCCTTGACCAGCAGGTGGGAAGCGCCACGCACCTCCACCTTGAAGTCGCCCTTGGCGTCTTCGTGCGCCGGGTCGTCGGACTCCATGAACCACTGGTAGAGGGCCGTAATCAACGGGTCGGTGATGTTGTCATCCCAGTTGTGCGCGGCCTGCCGCTGCACGATGTTGGTCTGATTCATCATGGCGATGTGCACCATGCCCGACGCGCCCGATTCCTGCCCGGTAGCCTGCCCGGTGCCCAGCATGTGCGGCAGCAGGGTGTTGTCATCGGCGTTCTTCACCGCCTGCTGGTAAACCGGCATGGTGTTTCCCAACGTGTTGGGAACGATGAAGGCTTCCATGGCTTGGGCCATGGGCACGTCCACGTCATTCTTGTACCAGAGCTTGGGCGAACGGATGGAGTAGCTGCCATCGGCCGGCGTCATGCAGCCTTTTTCGACAGCCAACTGCGGCCCCGCTGACACCGAGGTGTTATGGAGAATGGCTGTCCACACCATGTCGATAACGTACTGGTCATCGCGCATGATGAACGGCACGCCGAAACCGAAAACGTGGGTCTCATCCTCTTCGTAGTTCCACACCCGGTATGGCACGCGGTCCTGCGCTTCCAGTGGAGCCATGTCGATGCGCAGCACTTCATGCTCACTGAACCACACGGTGCCCATGTAGTTGTGCAGGTTGTCCAGCGCGTCTTCTTCCTCGGGAATTTCAAAGCCCATCTCGCGTAGGACCTTCGCGTCGATAATGCCGTGGTACTCCCACACCGCATAGCAGTTCTCGTACCGCGCCATGGAGTAGTTGGTGATGGCAGCACGTTGGGCCAGCACCGTCTCAATCTGCCCGAGGGTGGGTTGCTTGCTCAGCAACTTGGCAGTCTGGCGTGGGAAGAACCCGTGCGTTTCAACCATCTGCGACAACTTCATGCGGTTGAGGATGTGCAATTCGAAGGTGTGCTCGCACTCGTCTATGCAGCGGGCGCGTTGGGGGAAGAACATCCACGGCGAGACCCGCGCTACAGCCGGCTCCACCACCCGCTGCATCTTCAGCACCGTCACTGGACCTTGGCCGTCATCTATCTCTTCGTAGGTGCGCTGGGTGCGATAGCGGACATAGGGGCCTTTGACGATGCCGGTGCCCAGCTTGCAGCCATCCATGATGACGGCACGGCCAACCTTGGCATAGTCGTTCTCTGACAACGCGTCGCGAATAAGCTGGCGCATCTTGCGGCAACGCTTGGTGGACACTTCCATGGCCAGCTGTTCGTAGTCCAAGTCTTCCATGGACGGCATCCCGCCACCCATCATGGGGTCTTCGGGCGGCATCTCGCCCATCCCACCACCCATCGCCATCATGCCGCCCATGTCCGGTGGGGGCATCCCGCCACCCATCGCCATCATGTCCTCCGTGACCATGGGCGGGCCACCCATCCCCGCTTCCGGCGGGGGCTGGCCACCCATGGCCTCTGGGGGCATCTCGGGCGCTGGCGGGGCTGCAGCAGCCTCGGCCGCCTTCTGCTTCTGGTACTCCTCCACCAGCAGTGGAATAGGAACATCGGGGTAGGGGCTGGGGCGCATGTCCCAGTTGGGGGCGTTGGTCGGAAACAGCATGTCACCAATGCGCGAAGCAGCGATGCGAGTCTTGCTACGAGTTTTGTTATCCGTGGGCATCCGGTTCGCCCGCGTGAGCTGGTCATGGCCGGCCACCACGTCTTCCTTGTCGAAGCCACCAATGGTGCCCCAATACTGGGCCTCGTCGGCCAGCATGCGAATCTCCACTGGCGACTTGTCGGCAATGGCCTTACCCAACTCCTTGTCCAGCTCCCGTTCCAGCGCCGCGAACATTTCGTCGCGCTTGGCGTCAGCCTCCAGTCGCTCTTCCTTGCTCGCCTTGGATTCCTTCGGTGCTGACTTCAACCCTTTCACGCTGGCCATCACGCAATTCTCCGACTGGGGAAGAAGTTAATCTCCCGCACATTGCCACCTGTTGGACCACCCCGCGCCTCAGCCCGGGTCTTGGCGTACTTCAGCCCCGACTCGCCGTAACGTAAAGCGTCAATCAAATCGTCCGCCTCTTCCACCACGGCGCCCTTCTCATCACGGTGGTAGCGACGGATTTCGCTGATGAGCTGTGGGCAGGTATCCATGATTTTCAGCGTACCGTTGCTGAACCGTTCTTGGATGCGCATGATGCCCGACTCCACGCTGCCCGGGCCTTTGACCACCTTGCGCAAGTTCAGGCCGTGGCCCTTGTACAGTTCAATCATGCGCTTGCCGTCAGCCTGATTGGTACCTGCAGTTTCAGCAATGCCCGGTATCCAGTCACCCCGCGCCTTGATGGCGCCCACGTGCACAGCAACCTCGGCTTGGCTACGACGGTGCTCCGAGTACACGTAAATCGTGTTGGTCTCGCGGTCGTGCGCCAGCCACGCGCCCGCCGTGGGGTGCACCCAACCAAAATCCAGCCCGAACACACGCGGCCAGTAGTCGGGCAGGGGTACTGCGCGAATTACATAGCTGTCTTCGTCAGCCGTGAAAATGGCGCCTGAACCCAGCTGCGGCTCACCGAAGCGACGCGCCCTCAGCTCATGCTTCGGGTAGCGTTTCTTCATGTCCTCAATCATGTCGTTGGTGATGTGGCCTACGTCGTCCCACCAGACGTTGATGGAGAACACGGTACCTTCCTTGGCCCGGTTCAGCAGGTCACGCACCAGCGGCGTCTCACCCTTCAGCGGCGTGAAGGTGTTGAGCACAATGCCACCAGTGGTCATGGTGCGCATGATGTTTTCGTTGTGGATGTCTTGCGGGGCTTCCTCGTCTTCCCAGATGACATCACGTTCCACACCCTCAAAGGCGGTACGCCCTTGGTCATAGGAACGAAACCGTAGCATCGACCAGCCCCCAGACACGTGCCGCACCTGCACGCCATCAAACAGGCCAGCGGCGGCGCGGGAAGAGGTGCACTTGTCACGGTCCAGACAGTTACCGGGCAGCAGGCCGGTACCGAATTCATCCGGCTTGCCGACCAAGATTTGCTGCACGGTGTCGCGGGTGATTTTCGCTTCCTTGCCACAGGCCAATACCTGCACCGGCCGGCCGAAGCGTTTGCCTGCCCACCAGTTGGGATACAGACCTGTTAAGTGGTAGGAAACCTCGGTCGCGCCGGCTACCGACTTGCCCGTACGGTTGCCACCAAAGATGACTCGCTCGCGGTAGTCGCGGCCGGCGTTGAAAAACTGGATGTGCTTGCGGTAATTCTCGCGGGAGTTGGGGCCGGTGTCGGTGAACAGCTCGTCAATTTTCGACTCGCGCTTACGCTTGGCCTTCTCTTCCAGCAGCCGATACAGCTCTTCCTTGGCCGAGCGTGCATCCTGCGGCAGCTCCGCATTGGTAGCTTCAAAGGGAATTTCATTCAGCATCGAAGCCCACCGCCACTGCAGGAAGCGCCTTGGCTTCGATGATAGACCTGAACTCGGGGAACTGCTGGCCGAGGGCGCGTAACCGAGCGTCCAACTCTTCTTCCAGCAGGCCGCTCACTTCGTGCGTGACCTCCACCCGGTCGCGGAACATAGCCATGGTCTTGCCCAGCATCTCCAGCGCCTTCAGCGCGGCGGCGGGTTCAAACCTGAACTGGCCGATGGGGCGTCCTTTGCGGTCGTACACCGGTTCAATCTGCAGGCAGCGTTCAGCCACCGTGACGAACCGTTCGATAATCCACTGCGGACCAAAGCTCTGCGCCTTGGACACGCGCACCTTGGGCAGTTGCATGATGCCGTAATCAGCCAGCGAACCATTGATGTTGGTTACCAACTCGTCGTCATCCGCACCGCCCAGTGCCTTGCCGTTGGCAGCCAGCTGGCTTTCACGTTCCTTGATGGTACCCTCGGAAAAGTCAAAGTCATCCGCTTCCAGCAACGGCGTCTTTTCCAAGCGGGTGAGGATTTCCGCCGAGGACTTCTGGCCCAAGTCCGCCTCGCGCTTGGCAGTGAGGATGTTGATGCAGGCGGCGATTTTCGGCAGGTGCACAAGGAAGTGCGGGTTCTGACTGCCGCCCAGCTTGGCTCGCTCGGCGGCTTTGACCTCGGAACCACACTTCACGTATTCAACGCAGAACAGGTATTGCTGGTCGGTGAGCTTGTCCAGCAGCGTGACCATCGGATTGGCCCGCTCCCCCATGGTGGCTATCAGCCACTCATCGGTGGGGTCGCGCATGGTTCTCACGTGAACACCTCAAAGCAACTCCCCACCAGTGTTGGCAGGGCACCATGGATGGCGAGGACGACCGCAATTGTGCGCCTCACCAACCCACTGATGGGGAGTTGGTCCTTCATCGTGCCGGCTTGGTCAACGCCTTGACCGCCCACATCGCGCCTTCCTCAAACGCCGTCTGCGCCAACGCCAGAAGGCGAATCACTTCCGGGTTGATGTTCAGGGAAGCGGTCTTGAGCGCCTCCATGTCGGTGATGAGGTCAGCCACCCGGTGCTTGATGCTGTGCACCGCCTCGCTGCCGGTGGGGTTGAAGTCTACCCCCACCCGGTACTCGCCAAGCGTCTGTTCAGTCATGGCGATTACTTCCAGTAGTACTGGATGCCCAGCTTCGACCCGGACTGGTAGAGGGTGAACTTGAACTGCTCACCCGGGGCCAGACCGGGGCCGGTGATGGCGTGACGCAACTCGCCCTGCTGCCACACTTCCAGCCGCCAGTCGCGGCCATCGTAGGCCACCCCGTACAAGGGCACCTGCCCGATGTTCTCGGGGAACACCGCGAAGTCGTCATCATCCAAGCCCATTTCGTCAATCTTGACGAGGATGCTGTCATGACCACCGCCCTGCCACTTTGCCAACTCGTCGGCAACCGTGTGCACGTGGAAGTCGCCGCCGTGGTCGGAGACGCCGGCGTTGGCCGCCAGTTCCCCGCCGATGTAGAACCGCCACGAGACCAGACCGTCAGCCGTATTCACTGCCGGGGGCAGGTCTTGATTCTTGCCGTTGTGGGGGGTGCCAAAGGCGATGCCGTAAAACTCATCGAACGGCTGTTCGGTGACCACAAGGTCATCACGTGGCGGGGGTGCCGCCGGGTCTCGCGCTGCGTCGGAATAACCGTACGAGGCAAGCACTGCAAGTTCTTGGTCGGTGGTCAGTTCAATCATCACGCCCATTTTCTTCTCCAGTCAGTTGAGTAGCCAGAACAACAGGGCGCACCCGAACATGGTCAGCATGAGAGCACACCCGATGTTATCCATCACTTCATCCGCCTTCGGCTTCCGGTGTGTTTTGCTCGTCTTGCGTTTTGACATCGACAGTGCAGTCATCCCCAACGGTGACGTGTGCAACATGCTCGTTGTCAGGTTGCCCGTATTTTGCGCCCCCACGGGTGAGAGTTACCTCGCACTTCTTCTCGATGTGCACCCGCTGAAAGTCGCGGCCCAGCATAGCACAGCCTCCCAGAATGGCCAGCGCCAACCCGATGAGGCTAGTACGAGTCAGCAGCGCGTTGCTCAAAATAATCCTCCAACGCATCCACTTGGGCCTGCCCGGGGGCATCAAGGTCATTGTAGGGGAAAACAATGGTCTGGCTGATGACCGGCTGGTCGCCATCCACCAGCAACACGGTGGCCCGCGCTTCGACATTGGCAGGGTCCACCACCCAAGCCAACCCGTCCCATACCGGGTTGAAAAAAACCTCCAGTGTTTGGATGGTGATGCCGCTGGCAAGGTACTGAGGGGGAATGGGTAAGGCCATGGTAAATCCTCAATCGTCGGTGAAGTAGCCGCCAGAAAACTCAATGTAGCCGGCAGAGTTGAAGGAATTGTAGGTGTACTGGCCGGGGATGTCGTTGTCCATCATGACGTAAGGCAGCACCAGCGTGGTGGAACCGGAACTGTCCATCATGCACGACATGTTGGAAATTTCAGCAGCGGTCACATCAAGCCCCGTGGACCGCCCAAGGTTGATGCTCTGTGACAACGGGTTGGCAAAGGCGGGCCGGGGCATCCCGGTGCCGCAGGCAATCGCCGCCGCCGTGGCGTTCTTGGTGATGGCCGACCACTGCACGCGGCCGTTGATGAACACCACATCCCCGAAGCGCGTCCAACGGACGAAACGGGTACCGGTGTAGGTGACACCGGATGCGCCGGAAAGGGTCGGCGTGGCAAAGGTGCCGGAAGTGGGAGCCACGGCGGCTGCCGCCGACAGTACCCCGGTTGGACTGGCCTGCACCAAACGGTTACCGGTGCCCGCAAGGTTGTTGACTGTGACGGCACCAGCCGCATCAATCAGCATGCGCTGGGTCAGGTTGATACCCGATGCCGGCCCGTTCTTGAAGTAGATTTCGCCGCTGGGCGCAAGCTCCATTTGCGAGCCGTTGTTGACTACGCCACCAGCACCAAGGTAGGACGTACCTGACGAAGCATTGCGATAGGCATTGGAGCCGATGACCACCCGGTTGCTGCCGTTGGACCCCACCCATCCCTGCGGAGTGGTGGTGTTGCCAACCAAGTGAAAGAAGCCCAGATTGGCGTTCCAAAAATCGGCCGGGGCGGCTACCGTGAGGCCCAAGGAAAACTGACCGCCACCGGTCACATCCAGCTTTTGGGTGGGTGTAATGGTGCCAATGCCGACGTTGCCGGTACTCAAGACGTTCAGCAAGTCAGCGCTGTTGTAGCGAATCTTGAAGCTGAAGTTGCCGCCGTTGGGGTCCGCTATCAGGTCCCAGTAGTTTTCCACCACCGCCGAGGCGCCGCTTTCTGCCAGCCGCACGGCAGGTGCGGCAGTAGACAGGCCGGTGGACGAATCCTGAATGGTCAGGACTGGCGCTGCGCCATAAACGTGCAGCCTTGAGTTAGGGGCGGTGCGACCAATGCCCACTTCACCCGTTGGCAACACGGTGACACGCTCACCACCTGCGGAGCGGATGATGAAGTTGAGCGCCGTCTTACCGATGGTCCAGAGGGCTGCATCGCCGGCGTGGAGAAACTCCAAGAATGACGAGGTGATGCCGGTACTTTCAAGGCGGGCAATTTCCTGCGCGGAACCCACAACGTGCAGCTTGCGGGCCGCTACCGTTGCGCCGATGACCACCTGCGCAGCGGCGTCGGTTGGGTACAACTCGGAGCCGGTCAAGGTCCAGTAGTTGGTGCCCGCAGCGGCCGGGGTTGTCCACTGGGTGTTGTAGTCGGTGGCGTTGATTTTGGTCAGCACCTGACCGGTGGTGCCGCCGGGTGCGACACCCGGCCCGGTGGCGCCCGTGGCGCCCGTGGCGCCGGTATTTCCGGGCACCCCCTGAATTCCCTGCGGCCCCTGACTGCCCGTGGCGCCCGTGGCCCCGGTATTTCCGGGCACGCCCTGAATTCCTTGGCTACCCGTGGCCCCAGTAGGCCCCGGCGGTCCTTGGCTGCCCGGCGCCCCGGGGATGCCCTGAATTCCTTGGCTGCCCGTGGCCCCGGCTGGCCCGGCGGGGCCGGGGACGCCGGCGGTAAATTCCAACCCGTCCTCTGCCAACGTGACGGTAACGACCATGCCGCCTTCCCCCGCGTAGGAAGCGGGCGTATCAGTTAAGGCAAGGAAATTACTCGCACCGCCACCACCGGTACCGTCAGTCAGTATCTTCCTGACGGTGCTTTCCAGTACACCTATGCGGGCACGGAACTCGCGTTCATTGGACATGCGCGTCAGACATCCGGGTCATTCTGCGGCCACGGAATCAAATCTTGCGTGGGCAGCGTTTCCGGCGGTGTCAGGTCGGGGGGCGGCGCATCCGCCGGGGCTACCTCGGTAATCATGCGCACGAGGCGCGAGCGCATGTGCAGAAGGTCTGGACGTAGGTGGGCAAGGTCGATGCTGCCCGGCTCATCAAGGTTGTAGGTGATGTCAATGCGTAGCAGGCTCTCAACTGACGGCAGCACCGAGTTGAGCATAATCACGATGTTATCCGCGCCCACCCACTGGCCAAACTGGAACGGTGCACCCATGCGCGTCAGGGTGACGAGGCCCGTGCCCGACAGCAAAGTGACGCGCATCAGGTTGTGGCCCGGCCCCAAGTCGTAACCGGTCCACGGGCGGTCGTCCTGCACCACATCCTGATTGTGCATGTAGGTGAACGCCCAGTCGTAGATACCGTAATCGAACGGGGTGGCAAAGTTCAGCGTGCCCGGGCCGGTCAGGAATTCTATTTCGTGCACCACCGCACCGCCGGGTTCGCGTGCCCAACTGACGATACCGGGGCCGCCCCACTTGCCCAACGAGTCGGCAAACTGCAGCGGCATGGTGCCGGGGTTCACCACGCCGAAGCCGGCCGGCGCGTTGCGCGTGAACATGCCACCGAACCAGCGTATCAACTGGTGATGTGTGCCCTTGGGCAACAGCACGCCCGGTAACTGGGTCTCGTCGCGGTAGGCAATGGTGATGTCCCACACTCCCCACACCGACTGCTCAACCGCGCCGGTCGGGAACGCCAGCTTGGCGTAAATCTCCCACGTACCGGAGTTGACCACTTGCGAGTCGCCAAACAAGTCCCGCCACACACCGGTGGTGAACGGCTGCTCGTCGTTGTTCTGGTCAAGGTAAAACAACGGTGGGCAAGTCTCCCAGCCCCCGCCACCGTACCTCGGCTCCAGCTTGAAAATGTAGGTGCCCCGCTGGTAGAGCGCGAGGCGGGTGGGCCGGTACTCGGGCCGCAACGATTCGGAGACGTTGGTGTGGGCACGCTCGGTTTCCGCCACCGCCATGCCCGGGTATTTCGTCCACGCCAGCGCAGTGCGATGCAACCTTAGCCGGGTGAAAATCTGCGTGGGGTGATTGGTGAGCCTGACCACGCGGCCTGTAAGGCGCTGCAGTCGCTCAAAGGTCGGCCGCACGGTGAACCACTCCTTGTCCGGGTCCCAAATCAACAGGTATTCACGACCGACTTCAAAATAGCCCGCGCCAACCTCCTGCCCGTCCTCGGTAACCACGCGATGCAAGCCGGTGCAGTTGGTCAACTCCACTTCCACCGAGGTTGCCACCGAGTTGGAAGAGTATGCGGTGACGATGTAACCCCGCGTGCCGCGCAACAGCGGCGCGTTGTTGGTCACACCGGGTATCTGCAGTGGGGTGAAGTAGAAGCGGCGGATTATCATGCGGGGTACTCCGCAGGATGGTTCCAACATTTACCAAGCACCACTGACGAAACCATTGACGGGTCCACACCGAAACGGCGGGCGAGGTCTTTGCGCATCACACCTCGCGCAGATTCAGCGCGAATCACATCCACGTCAGACTGGGACAGCTTAACACCACGACCCGGGTTGGTTGTGGCGTGCATCCGGCCGGCTAGGTGAGCGTGACGCACATTACCCAGTCGGGAGACCCATTCAAGATTAGCAGCTACGTTGTTGTGCTTGTCCGAATCACGATGGTTGACCTCGTGACCTTCAGCCCCCTCACCATGGAAAGCCGAACACACAAGCCGATGAACTGAAAGGCTTGTAATTATCCCCTTGGCGCACAGTTCCACTTTCAAGTATGCCCCCCGAATACCGGGGCGCAAAACCCGCTCTCGTATCGGCTTGAGCTTCCCATCCCGGCACGTGACAACACCCTCAAGGCGCTTCACCCTACCCAGAGAACTGGCTTGGTACAGCCCCTCGTACCCCGGCACATCACGCCACACTTCTATCGGTTCCATTTTCATGTCTTCTAAGGCGGTCATAAGGGAAATTGAGCAATGCTGAACTCGCGCAAGTATACGGCCCCCGGGCCGGCAAGGATGCCGTGCCACGGCCGATTCATCTGGTAGGCATCCACCACGTCAATCAAGGGCACGCCATCGAAGTAGACGATGATACGCGAGGCGGCATCGACCCAAATCTGCAGGTGGTGTTCTTCGGTGTCGGCAGCGGGCATGGCAGCCACGCTGGCGACCACGGTGACCGCCCCGCCGTTGCCAACCCGCTGCAACTCCAAGGTGCCGTCCATGTTGAGTAGCACGCGCATGGAGCGCACGCCACCGACACGACTACGGAACATCAGGCCCACCGGGGCAAACGCCTGCACGACAGCGGTGATGACGACGTTGGGGCTGCCAGCGTTGATGACCGCCCGCACGCCACCGGGGCCAACCACGGTCTGGCCTTCGCCCACATCGGCAGAACCTGTAAGCACGTTCCAGCCATTGCCCAGCGGGTCCACGTTGAGCACGCGGGTGGACACATCTTCCACTGGCCCTTGCATCTGGTCATTCACCAGCAGGGCAGCGGGGCCACCGTCGGTGATGGCCCACGTGTGGGTACCGGTGAGTACGCCACGGGCGGTGGTAGCGGCGCCAGCAGAAAACTTGACCCCGGTGGCGGTAAAGGGCACGGCGGGTTTCAGGTCAGGTGACTGCGCCGCCCATGCAATCAACATGGCATCGTAGTGGGCGGTAGTAAGACCGTTGACTCCAGCCGTTGCTTGGTACATCAACGTAGCGTTGGTAACAAGCCCCATGTCAAAGTGGGCAGAGTTAACGCTGACCTGTTTCACATCACCGAACATGTAGGGCATGAGGGTTGCTGCTGGTGTAGTCCACGTCGCCACGGGGATGGGCACGTTAATGTAGCGGAAAGTCTTATCAAAGTTAGTGACCTTGGCCGTGTTAAACCCGGCGACTTTAGCCACTTCCGCAGCAGGTAAACTGGTGCAGCTTGCAAAGAAAGAAGACATGTTGGTTACATTGGTAGTAATCCACGTCTCCAAACCCACGATACTGGTCAGCGCAACACAACCTCCAAACGTCTGGGCCAACGAGGTGCAAGCTGCCGTGCATAGCCCGGGCAGGACCGCAGTGACCAGTGCGGGGCAAAGGGCCAACAGGTCCGACAGCACGGTTATGCTGGCAGCGGGGGCGCCAGTCAGGTTGATGCTTGTCAAGCTGGAGCAAGATATGAACACCCGGTTCCAGCTACCTCCCGGCATATTTGCGCAGTCGGTGGCAGACACTTCATTCAGGTTGACGCAACCATGGAAGGCGCTGACCAATCCGCCGCTGGCCCAACCCACCGCGCCCCAATTCAAAATCTTGATGAGCTTCGCCTTGTCACCCGCGTTGTTGAAGAAAAACTTCGGGAAGGTGCCGGTGATGGTGACGGTATGGTCACCCGCTACCGCATAGGCATGGATGCGGGCGGGGTCAGTATTGCCGAGAGTAATCAACGAGTCAGGCGTACCATCACCCCAGTTGACGGTGGCGTTGTAGCCTGAACCCGTCAAGGGTAGGGTGATGGTTTCGTTGACCGCCGTGGTGCGCCACACGGTGACGAAGCCGACCAAGGGTGGTGGCACCACCACGCCGCCGGTCAGGATGGTGGCATACGCCGCCGAGGCCCATGACCATGGCACGATGAAGGTGTTGGCGATGAAGATGACCAGCGGGTGATGCTCCACCGGTGTCGCCGCCTCGCCATTGAGCATGCCGGCTATCGCCGCGTCGGCAGCGGCGAGAGCATCATCCCACGGCTGGGGATACCAACGCTTAATCTCCAGCGCCAGTTCATTGCGCAAGGCGTTGGGCTGGACGACCATGTTACGGCGCGTCCTGCGGTTCCGGCATCAGCACCCCGGGGTCAAAGTCAACGCCGGCCGGCGTGATAGTGGCCAGTGGTACCTGCAGGCGCGGGAAGCTGGCACGTAACCCGGCGACACGGGCAAAGGCATTGATGTCACGCGGCGGGGTCTTGCCGCTACCCACCTCGCTCCATCCGGTCCAGCCACCGGTGGCCCGCTCGGCGCGGATGCGCACATAGTAGCTCTTGTTGGCGACGAGGTTTACGCTCGCACCACCGCCCTTCTTGAAGCGCGAGACCGTCCAGAAGTGTACCGGCCCCAGCGTGAGGGGGGCTTGGTCAACGAACGCCACAAAGTCGGCCAATATCGCCACCCCAGACAACGCGGCGGGGAAGTCGGCCCGCTCGGAAACCTGAATCTCGATTTTGTTGGTGGGGTAACGCACCGCGTCCCATAGGAACGTAACGGCCAAGGACGAGCCGGCATAGTGCTGGGGGTAGTTGTAGTGCAGGGGCAATCCGGTGACACCAAGGGATACCTCGTCGCGTACGCCTGAATCCTTGGGCGTGCCCACACCAGCGGTGGAAGTGTTGAAGGTGATGGGCAAAGTTCGCGCCCGGGCGATGCCCACGCCGGGCCAGTGCTCCACGTTGCCGAGCTGGATACCACCGGTCAGGGTCGCCACCGACGGCCCACCCAACACCGAGGCATAGGCGGGGTAGAAGTAGTAGGTGGCGGCCGAGGGGCCATAGCCATCGGTGATGGGCTGGCGGTCAGCAGAAAACAAATACACCACGTCCCAACCCGGATACCCGAGGTTGGCACCATCTTCAATGTACAGCGGCCCCATGGCCGAGTCTTCGTTGGTGGCGCCATACAGGCCGGCACGAATCTGGTTGGTGGTGGGGTTGAACTCAATGCGGTCCCACTTACCCACCGCATTGGACCAGCGCACCACCGCCTGCACCGGGGTGGTGTAGTTCTTACTCCCATCCGGGCCGCGCATGAAAATCCGCCACGTACCCCAACCCTGTGAGTAGGCTTGGGCGATGATGTTGGACAGCGAGGTACCGGGGTCGTTGATGGTTGAATGACCATTGCCATCCAACCCGCCGGTGGGCGTAAATGAACGGGTCAGCCCCGACTTCGGACTCCAGATGTTGACGTTGACCAAGGACGCATTACGGCTGCTGCCCATGGCCTGCCAGCGTGTCGCCTTGGCCACGCCAGCCAGACGTGGACGCACAGCGAGACCCACGTTACACCGCCGGGATGGCGAACGGTAACCCGCTCAGCGCGTACTTGTCGTCGGCACTCGGGAAGTAAGGGTGCGCGTGACCCACGACCGACCATGGCCCGGGACCAGCGGCCAACCGAACGCGCACATAGAACTGCTTGCCGGGGTAGTTGGCAAACACCACCGCGCCCGGGTACACCGTGGTGTTCTGCGGCGTGTAGCTGGGAAACTGAAACTGGGCCACGCCGTCGGTGACCACGAACGCGGCCGGGCCGGGCGCCGAGGTGCGGGCCGGGTCATTGAAGCCGACCCGTTCGGAGACCTGCATCTCAAAGGCGGTGGCGGCCGGGTTGGAAGGCAAATGCAAGCGGATGCGGATTTGCTCCTGCTGCAGTTGCAGTGTCGCCCGGTCGGCGCCGGGCTGCCACGCCATGCCGATGCCCAGATGCTGGCGGGCGCCGGTGGTGTCATTACGATACTCACCGTTGATGATGGGTGTAGCCGGATTGGCATAGTGCTTGGCGGTGCTCATGATTGTTCCTCCTCGGCGTCGATGATGAAGGCAATCAACTCAGCCTTGTTCAAGCCACTGTAGCCTTCAAACTCCGACTTACGGGCGAACTCCACAAGCTCCGCCACGGTGTGGCCTTCCAACTCTTCGGCCCGCTCGGACTTGGGCTTGCCCTTGGACTTGGCCTTGGGTTCCGAGGTGGGTTTGGCTTCCGGTTCAGGTTGGGGGGCGGCCTTGGCACGCTCAGCGGCGCGGGCGGCGAGAGTTTCCTCCAGCACCACCACGTCGATACCCAACGCGGCATTGGCCCGCTCGACGGCAACCGAGTAGGTGACACGGAACTGACCTTGGATTTTCTTCGCCAGCCGCTGGACGAAACCGGGGCCGCGAAAGTGTGAAGATGAAACTTTGTGCGTCACGACGAACCTCCCGCTTGTGCGTTGATTGCGATGGATGGCACGTACTACTAGCGCGGCTAGATTACCACACTGTCGTAGGGGAACAAGAGGGGGTTTGGTGGGGAAATAAAAAGCCCCATAGGCAGCAAGGGGATAGCGAGCCTATGGGGCTAGTGCTGATGCCGACTTGTAGGGGCCGAACCCCAACCCGTCACAGCAGCAGTCTTACCCCCCAAACAAATGCGCGGTGCGAACAACTGACCCAGAGGCCAGATTACGCCGGCTGTTGGCGGTCGTCAACCTTGGATGGGTTGCCCAAAAGCGGCCCAGCCCAAGATGAGCAGGAGCACGAACAACAAGATGTTGCTGCCCATCGGCGCCCATGGGCCGATGCGGGGACCGGCGAATACACCAACCAACCAGAGCAGCATCAAAATCCAGAAAATCAGTCTTAGGGTCATGGCAGTTCTCCACTGGGGATGGGGAAAACTACCCTATTCCTGAACCTAGCTTTGGTCAAGCCGGGCTTAGTCGATGCGGAACAGGGCGCGGAACGCATAGTCGGGCAAAACCATCAGATTGCCGTTGTCTATCGAAACAACCCAGTCCATAGGCAAAGCCACTAACACGATTCCGTCGTCGCGGGCTACCAGCGCCTCGGTGCCGCGAGTACCTGTGTGGGTTTTTACCCCGTCCGGTACCTTCTCGGTGCTATGGGGCACGTATTGCCACGCACTGATGGAGTTGAGAGGGCCTAGCTTACAAGTGCATGATTTCATAGTCGTTTCTCGGTGGGTGGTAGGGTGGAATGGGCAGTTTACAGGGGTTTTGGCAAGGTGTAAAGGGCAACCTCTGCTACCTTTGTGTCGCTGGTGGTAACAAAGCAAATCTCAATGAAATCAACGGCCGGCTCAGCCCTTGTTACCTTTGTTACCTTTTTTACCATTATTTTATAAGGTATATATATAAGAGAGTGGTTGTATCAGTAGTGAGTATCAGGTTAAATAACAGGGCATTTTTTCGTTTTCCGTAAATTTCCACCCCAAACGTCTAAGGGGGGTCCCTTAAAAAGCAAAAAAAGCGGAACATTGGTATAATTGGTCGCTAAGTTACTGATTACATTCATTATTGGGTGGTAGCAAAGCTTGGTAGCAAAGGTCGAAAAATGGTAGCACAGCTGCCTAAAATGGTATCAAGGGTCTGCGGTGTCGGGGCGTTTTTCTCTTCAACTGCCCGTTCGCCAACTCACGGGCCTATCAAGTTCCGGTATCAGGAAGGCTATCTTAACCCCCTGACCGCATCCGTAATCGGGGCATAATTACACGATGCGAACCGGCGCGGCCGCTCGGCCTGCCTTGCAGGCCGTCCTGCCCGGGCCGACGCCGCGTGAAGGCGAAACGGCGCCCAAAACCCGCCCCTTCGGGGCGTAGCGGCGTCGCTTCCGAACCCGGCC